GAAACTTCAGAGAAACTTGTAAAGTATCTAATGAAGCACAAACACTGGAGTCCATTAGAAATGGTGTCGGCTTGCATGGAGATTGAAACTACCAGGGATATTGCCCGACAACTGTTGAGACACAGAAGTTTTAGCTTCCAGGAGTTTAGCCAGCGATATGCTGATCCTACACAGGATTTAAGTTTTGTACATCGTGAAGCGAGGTTACAGGATCCGAAAAATCGTCAAAACTCAATAGAACTAGATTGGGAAGATGATGCAAATGATGGTTTACGAATTGAATGGAATAGACGCCAACAGGCAGTTATAGATGCCGCCACAGACGCTTACAATTGGGCTGTAAGCAACGGTATTGCCAAAGAGCAGGCTAGAGCAGTGCTACCAGAAGGAAACACTGTAAGCCGCTTGTATGTAAACGGCACACTGCGTAGTTGGGTACATTATATTGAATTACGCGGTGCAAATGGCACACAGAAAGAGCACATGCAAGTAGCATGGGCAGTAGCAGATGCTATTGCTAACATTTTTCCGTTAGCCGCTGAGTTTAAAAACAAAGAGATTTAGTATGGAACGCCACAATGAGTTATTAGTAATCACCATGGAAGAGTGCGGCGAGCTTGTACAAGCATGTAGCAAAGTGATCCGCACTAATGCAAAGCCTAAATATTTTCAAAACTTGAAAGAGGAAGTAGGTGATGTTATACTAATGATAGAATTGTTAAAGGAATATGGTTACGTCACGGATGACGATATACAAAAACGTATGAAAGAAAAGCGAAGCAAACTTAAAAAATGGAGCTCTTTATATGACAGATGATTATGAAGATTACGACCCTTTATCAATCGAACCCTTGACCGTTACAGTGGGCGATGATATTGATTGGGATAATATGGGCACTATTACAATCAGTGATACCTCAACTACAACCGATACTTTTAGTATCTTAACGGACACAATTACTTTTGATGGGACTACTCACCCCGATATCAAAATAGGGAAATATACGATAACTGAAGAAAAACTAGAAAAGTTAGATGCATTGTTAGAAGCAATCGATTTACTTTCTGATGAAAATGATTTGAAAAGTTTGTTGGATAATGTGCGTATACTAAAAAAACTAAAAAATGAAGATTAATTTTGATGTAGATATCGATATGGCCGATAGAGATCAATTTTTGAAATTGGTCAGGCACATACCAGCTAGTATCAAGCGGGAGGAAACGTTTGAAAAACACAATACCGGTGTTTACTTCCAACCTATCCCGTCCTTTCCGCTAGATGGCTTCAGTACCGTAGATCACAAACAAGCAGAAGATGCTGGCTACTTTAAAGTAGATTTTTTGAATAACAGTGTGTATGCAGATATTGAAAGCGAAGCACATCTAGATAGGTTGCTTGCACAAGAGCCTATGTGGGAGTTGTTTGAACATGAAGAGGTTGTTAGTCAGTTATTTCACATTGGTAAACATTTCAGCATTGTGAAACAACATTTGCCTAAAAACGTTGAACAACTTGCAATGATATTGGCTATGATCCGTCCTGGCAAAAGATATTTAGTGGGTAATACTTGGGATGTTATTGAAAAGGAAGTTTGGGAACAGACTGATGACTACTTTTTTAAGAAGAGCCATGCTGTTGGATATGCAATGGTAATTTTGGTCCAATTGAATTTAATTGTCGATCGACTCTAATTGGGTTTTTTAACTAACTGAATACTTCTTCTTTTGATTCGTTTTTTCAAAATGTTTTGCATGCTGGTGACAGGACCAAAGATAATTTCAGTTTCTTTCAATACAAATGTTCTTAGGCAGTACTGTAATTCCTGCATTTCTTGAAACAAAAATATGTCAATAGGTAATTGTCGGTTGCTTTCCCACCACCACAAGTCTCCGTAATCTAACATTAATTTTTTATGCTCTTCTGTTTTACAGCGTTCGATATCGTAAAAACTTATAATTTGTTTGTCTTGATTTTGGACTATACCTACAAATTCTGTATCGCTGAATAGTAAACCTGTTAAAAACGGAAATTTTTCTTGTAGTTCTTCTTCTTTAGTCATCAATGATATTTATTACTGTCTTAGATAAATACTGTAATAATAATGGTATAGAATATGTCGAGTGGTACAGCCCATACATTATATTTTTTAGGAAACCAGTCTGTAGATTTAGTTCTAAGTTCAGACGGTATAAACGTGGATAACAGACCAATGAATCAAACAAAATTAGTAGCACATAAAGGACTTAACAACACTTTAAGTTTTTTTGTGAGAAATAGAGACCGTGTTTTACAAAATTTAAGTAGTAAAACACTTTATGCAAGTATAATTGATCCTAACACCAGTAGACGTGTGATGTTTAAACCTTTGACTTTGGTTAACAGTGGTACTACTGGAGAAGCAAAATTAGACATTTTAAAGGGAGACTTGACAGATTTATCTCCTGGGCTTTATCACATTTCTATTACAGAAAGCACTGATGCTGGTCAAACCCAGTCTCCGTTGTATGCTAACCAAAACGATAGAATGCTAACAGATTTAGAAATTCGCAGTTCTATGGAATATGAACCTGCGCCCACACAAACCCAAAATGTATTTACGCAGATTTCAAATGTTGCCTTAGGTGATAGCACAAATGCATTTGTGTCCAACGCATTGTTTGGCAATCAAGACAAAAACTTTAGGCATAGCAAACACACGGTTGCATTATACTTAACAGATTTTGTGGGTGATGTGTATATACAAGGCTCCGCATTGGAAACAGCACCAACTCAAGAAAGTGACTGGTATAACATTAATGTACAGGGTGATTTTGGACAAGTAAAAATACCTTACACAACGACATTTACCGGCGTTGATCCTTTCAATTTTACAATTAACACTAATTGGATTAGAGTTAGGTTCGAACAAACATCTGGATCTATAGATAAAGTCCTTCTTAGAAACTAGTTGACTTTGTGCTACATGATGCTATAATAATCTTATGCATCATCATGAACTAGTAGATCAAGTACATCGATTGTTAATGGAACACTTGCCTATCAGTGCAGGTAAAACACCTAGCGGCTGGATTACGTTTGACTGCCCGATGTGCAGTGACAAGCGAAAACGTGCTGGTGTTATACAATCAGGTAGTAAAATTAGTTATCATTGTTTTAATTGTAACTACACTACAGGATGGAGCCCAAGTACAAAGTTAGGTGTAAAATATAAAAAGCTAGTTGAAGCACTAGGAGTTACTGCAAAAGATGCACATACTGTGGTGTTGAATCTAATGAAGTACGGCGAAGAGTTGGAAATAGATGATGCTAACGACAGTTATGTTTACAGTGCGGCAGAATTTAAAACACACTCATTGCCCGACGAGACTTCTCTTGTAGAAGATTTGCCAGACGACCACAAAGTAAAACAATATGCAATCCAGCGTGGATTGCTAGGTAAGTTTCCTTTATTGCACATAAACAACAGTATGTATAATGCACGTTTAGTTGTGCCTTTTATGTATAACAACCAATTAGTAGGTTGGACAGGCAGGCACATAAATCCCCCTAGTAAAGAAACAGCTAAATATTTGTTAAATATGCAAAGCGGGTATGTGTTTAACATAGACAGGTTTGTTGACACTGATAGAGATTTTGTTATTGTGACAGAAGGAGTTTTTGATGCTATCTTAGTAGATGGAATCAGTGTATTGGGCAACGGTGTAACCGCCGAGCAGGCACATTTGATAGACAAGTTAAACAAGCGAGTCATATTGTGCCCGGATCGAGATAATGCAGGCAAACAATTAATTGATAGAGCAGTAGAGTTAGGATGGGAGGTTAGTTTTCCTCCGTGGAAAGATAGTATTAAAGACGCCGCGGATGCAGTAACCGAGTATGGTCGTTTACTTACTGTAAACAGTATAGTAAAATTTGCTACCAATAATAAAATAAAAATACAAGTACAACGGAAGATGTTATGAACAAAATAGCAGAGTGGCTGGACATTTGCAAACAACACTGGAAAGAAATCTTTGCAATTTCTTTCTTTATGCATTTTATATTTGACTGGTTTGTGTTCCTAGCAGGATATTTGGTTGGTAAGTATCTATGAAAATACTGGTAAACGGTTGTAGTTTTACTGCTGGCAGTGATGTGTTACATGATCCTGTTACAGGTAGGCTAGTGCCAAATGATCAGTACACGTGGGCCAAAATGCTTGCAGAAGATTATGATGTAAATTTATTAGCCTTAGGCGGCAACAGTAATGATAAAATTTTTAGGACTACAGCAGAAGCGTTAAGCAAAAACACTTACGATTTCGTTATAGTTCAGTGGACAGGTATTCATAGAAAAGAACGTTTTAGTGAAATTGCTAATCAGTGGATTAACTATTGTAATTTGGGTCATGTCACGACAAACAATCTGTTTGCAGAAAATAAAGATTACACAAATCAGGAATTGTATAGTTGGCATATTGACGATGGTAAGTTGGCAGATATTGATAATCCGTCAAATAAAGGATTGCATAATTCATTGGAAAGAGTTTCAAAAGCAATGTCAACTGATATTCTTGTGGGTAAAACACTGCAAGACTATCGACTAGAGTTTTTCAAGAATGTTATGTCTGCAGAGCATCTGATAAGAAATCATAACACAAAATTTTTATTCACCAGTATGTCGGGGGATAATCATATTCCTACCATACTAGAAAACACTCCTTTTTCTAGACAAGTTTCACTAACATCAGCAGAAGTTTCTGTTGCAAAAAATTTAAATTTAGAAAACTGGACTACAAAGCCGCTTTCTGTGATGATGGACAATAAACGTATAAGCCACGAAGATGCTCATCCAAACACGGAAGGTCATAAATTAATATACATGAATATTTTAAAAGAGATGAAAAGAATAAATGGATAGCATACAAGAATACACGGAAGAAATTCAAGAATTATTTTTGAACTTCTTGGTCACAGACCCCGAGTTGTTTGTTCGGGTAAACAATATTATCGAACCGTTTATGTTTAATAAACGATTTCAAAATACTGTAACGTTTTTAAAACAGCATGCTTCGGAATATAGTAGTATCCCAACCATAGACCAGATTAGTGCTACTACAAATGTAGACCTACAGCGTATTGACGGTATATCTGACAATCATGTCGAGTGGTTCTTGGATAGTTTCGAGCGATTTTGTAGACACAAGGCACTGGAAAAAGCAATACTTGACAGCACAGATTTGCTAGAAAAGCAGGATTACGGTGCAGTTGAAAATAAAATCAAAGAAGCCAGTCAAGTTGGACTGGTTAAAGATTTGGGTTTGGAATATTTTGAAAATCCTAAAGAGCGTCTACAGCATATAAAGAGTCAAGCAGGTGCAATAAGCACTGGCTGGAAACATATAGATCAAAAATTATACGGTGGTCTGAACAAAGGTGAAATAACAATTTTTGCAGGCGGCTCTGGTGCAGGTAAGAGTTTATTCCTGCAAAACCTTGGAGTAAATTGGAGTTTAGCAGGACTTAATGTTGTGTACATCAGTTTGGAACTTAGCGAGCAACTTATTAGTATGCGTCTAGATGCAATGGTGAGCGGATACGGCACAAAAGAAATTATGCGTAACATGGATGATGTGGATCTCAAAGTGCGTATGAAAGGAAAAGGTGCAGGCAAATTTAGAGTTAAACAAATGACCAACGGGGTCAATGCCAATGATATTAGAGCATTTGTTCGAGAGTATGAAATAAACAGTGATATTAAAGTCGATGCAATACTAGTTGATTATTTAGACCTGATGATGCCAATAAGTGCTAGGGTAAGCCCAGGTGATTTGTTTATCAAAGACAAATATGTGTCAGAGGAACTGCGTAATTTAGCAGTGGAGACTGGTGCAATATTGGTCACAGCATCGCAGTTGAATAGAGGCGCAGTAGAAGAAATAGAGTTTGATCATCATCACATTGCTGGCGGTATTTCAAAAATACAAACAGCAGATAACGTTATTGGTATTTTCACAAGTAATGCAATGCGTGAACGTGGAAGATATCAGATACAGTTTATGAAAACTCGTAGTTCAAGCGGAGTAGGCAGTAAAGTTGACTTGAAGTTTGATCCAGATACACTCAGGGTCGAAGATTTAGCTGATGACGAAGAAGGCGCAGTTAGTGTTGCATCTAGCGGGCTGTTAGAGCAACTGAGTAGGAATAAGAGTATCAAAGCCGAAGACAATCAAGCAAAAGACACTGTGAGTCAAGCTCTAAACATGCGTGAGTTTATGAAAAAAAATGACCTATAATAGATAAATACGAGTGTACAGGGAATAATAAAATGTCACAACGCAAAACAAAATCTATTCTAGAAGAGCTACAGCAAATCTCTATAGATCGGGATAAGCATCATGTTTTGGAAAATCGTGTAGAGCATTTAGTGAGTAGTGTTAACAACATTAAAAAAATGTTACACGAACTTTACGACAAAGATGATGCATTGGATCTTGAACGACGAATGATAAACAGTATCAAGAGTGGTGATTTTAAAAAATTCTCGAGAGGCATAAAAAAAGTTTTAAATCAAGAGAGTAGTTATGAAGATTAATGAATTTGTTACAGAAGCACCTGCAACTGATAAGTCCAATGATAATATGCGTAGAGGTAGATTCTCAGACCTTGCAAAGCAAAAACGTACAGATGCACTAAAAGCAAAACAAGCCGCAACTAATGCCGCCAAATCAAAAGTTTCAGGCGATGTTGGTGAATTCGGTGCTCAACGAGCTCAGGCTAAAGCAATGCAAAATAAAGTTGTTAAGCATCCTGGCGGACTTACATATCAGTATGTTCAGACAAAAAAGGGTTGGCAGTGGCAAGAAGTAGATCCTAAAGTTAAAGATCCTGAAACTGGATTGAACAAGGTCATACCTGGGACGTATCCCCTTAATAACAAAGATGCAGTGTCTATGGAGTTAACAGACATCGCTAAAGACGTAAAGCCAACTAAAGGCATGCTCCAGAAAGCAAAAGATGCGGCAATGGATAAAATCGGCGGCCCTCTTGCTACTAAAACCATGACAGATCCCGATGCAACCACAACACAAAAAGCTGGCGCAACAGTAGGCGCGGCATTAGGTCGAGCTACTGCTAATTTACTTAGACGTAAGCCACAGGAGCCACAACAACTTAAACAACCTACTGCTATGGCAACTGTTGATTTGAAAGCATTCCAAGGTAAAATGTTAGATCCTGATAGAAGTGATGACGACAAGATGCAAGCGGCGCAGGATTTACTTAATACTATTACGGCTCAACAAGCTAAGGGTGTGGACGTTGACAAATACGTTCAATCTATTGCACCAATTATGAAACATTCAGGGTTAAATAAAACTAATCCACAGTTTTACTCTAAGTTTGCGACTGATGCTAGAAAGTTAAGAACTGAAGCATTTGAATACATGGATAAAGTTTTAGAAGCCGCTGGCATTACTTGGGCACAATTAGGCTATACTGTTGTTATTGCAGAAAGTAAAGCAGATCATGTTTTATTATTAGACAATAAAACATTAAACGAAGCAATTCAACTGGAAAATATCAAAGCATTAGCAGGTATCTAAATGCCTGCTCCACATCAGGTATCGCAAAATTGCGTATTTTTTTGCGATCCACCTAAAGCCGCGGAGTACGAGTACGAGTTTTGGAATAAAATTGCTAATCATCTAAATAAAAATATTGTAATTTTATGTAATAGACTCGCAAGAAACTACAATGCTTTTGTACCAGCTTTAGAATCTTTCGTAGAAGAAACTAATTTTAAGCCTGATCTAGTTTTAATCCACACAGCGTTCGAACCTTGTTTGTTGACAACAGAGGCTTTGCCTCCCACCGCAATGAATAAACATTTTCTTAACGCCCTTGAGAAAATATATGATAGGTTGCCGTACCCTAAGGCTATTTTATCCTCAGATCCTTTTTTTAAAAACAATAGTCACGAAAAATTTAATGTGATAAATTACGAATTGTTTTATTTTTATGTTTTTAATAATATAAAACAGACTGCTATACCTCACAAAAAAGAACATAAATTATCCTGTTTAAATAGAAGTGCTCGCCCGGGCCGAGTACATTTGTTTACCAAACTGGTAAACCAGGAATATTTTAGAGATATACATTATTCGTTTTTAAACATGTACATGATTAAGACACCTAGGAATTTTTTAATGTATGCCAATAGGCCTCAAAACAAAAGAGCGTACGAATATCTTTTTCCGTTAAACATGGTTTTAGATAAAGACGAATGCGACCGTACCACAAAAGTATTTTTGGAAAATTGGGATAGTTTTCCTATAAAGATTGATGATTTTATGATGTACGATGATTGCAATTTAACAATGGTGGATGCGTATACCAATTCTGTGTGTAATCTCTCAACAGAGACTTTTCCTGTTATATATCCGTTTATAACTGAAAAAACTTTCAAGCCTATTTCTATAGGTATGCCTTTTTTTGTGCATGCATCTGCGGGGTCTATAGAATATTTACGATCATTAGGTTTCGATGTGTACGATGATGTTATAGACCATTCTTATGATAACGAAACTGATTATTTAACTAGAACAAACATGCTTCTAGACAGCGTAAAGAAGTTTATGCAGAGCGACTACAAACGAGATAGAAGTCGGGAGGATTTTAATTCTAGACAGTTCTATTCTGAGGAAACATACTATAAATTTTATACACCATTAATCGTAGAATTAAAAAAAATTCTAAAAACTTCTCATTAAGATAAATACATCAATATAAAGGAGTTTTTGGTGAGATTCATTGAAATATCTAAACCTCTAATCACAGGAATTTTAACTGAAAGTTTGTTGCTAGAAGCTGAAGGCAAGAACACTCATTTAGAGCATTTAGAGGACAACATATTTAACAAAGGCTATGCTGGCGCAAAAGAAGCTGTTGATTATTTGTACAGTTTACAGCAAATGCTAGAAGGAAATACTAAGTCACCTGTCAGTATGACAACAAAATGGGACGGTGCTCCGGCCATTGTTGCTGGCAAAGATCCAGAAACTGGAAAATTCTTTGTAGGCACTAAAGGTGTCTTTGCTCAAACACCCAAGTTAAATTTCACTCCCCAAGACGTAGATGCTAATCACCAGGACACTGTTCAAAAAGGCGAACTTAAAAGTGCCGAAGGGTTGAGACGAAAGTTAAAACTGGCATTGAAGTATCTCAGTAAATTGAACTGGGACACAGTTGCTCAGGGCGATATGTTATTTGCAGGACAAGAAGATATTAAACAGGTAAGCATAGACGGTGAAGAATATTTAACATTTGGCCCGAACACAATAACATATGCTGTGCCCGTAAACAGCGACTTAGGTGAACAAATAAAGAATGCTGAATTTGGCATTGTTTGGCATACCGAATATGTAGGAGGACCTGCCTTAGCAGACACTCAAGCAAAATTTGGTTTTGATAGTAGTGTATTAGGGCAAACTAGCGGCTTATGGCACAGAGATGCGTTAATCAAAGACTTGAGTGGCACAGTGACTTTAACAAAAGCTGAAAGCAATGACATTTTACAAGCTATAACAGATGCTAGCCAGTACCTCAAAGGCATAGATCAAAAAACGTTTGATTGGTTACAAAAAGGCACAGACCTTATAGGCAACAAGGTATTTTTACCTCAGCTCAAAGCACATGCTAATAATCAAGTTAGACAAGGTCATTTTGACGAGCCCACTAAATTTGCACAAGGCTTTGTTACAAAATATGTTAATTACATGGAAAAAGAGATTTCCAAAGTCAGCACACAGAAAAGTATAGATGCTAAAACTGCTAAAATGATTGAGGGCGTTAAATTTATTAAAGAACATCTAGGCAGTATAGTAGCTGTGTATGATTTGTATTTAAAAATTATGGAAGCTAAAAATAAAATTGTTAAAAAATTAGAGCAAATACGACAGATAGATACATTTGTGCAAACTGATAGCGGTTTTGAGGTAACAGGCGAAGAAGGATTCGTTGCAGTAGACAGGGTAGGCAATGCATTGAAGTTAGTAGACAGACTTGAATTCAGCAGATTAAATTTTGGATCAGGTAAGCCGGGGGCATAATGGAGTTACAATTAGTCAACCAAGAGTTATGCGAAAGCCGTTTATTTAGATATACCAGTTCGTTTGGTAATTTAACAGGCAGGACTATTGCAGACTTATTGTATCTTCAAACCTTAATGATGGTGATGTTTGTTCAAGATAAAGAGCAACGTGATTATGCAGTTGCATATGCTAGGAAAACTACACAGTTTGGACCGTATGCTGTGTTTAGAACTACTGCAACAGATTTATATATGTTGGCATTTGCAGTAGATCACCCAGAATATAAAAGTTTAAACATTAAAGGAAAAGATGAGCGTTTTTTAAAGTCACTGCAATTTCACAATAGACGCCATTATGGATTTATTAAAAAAATGGGAATTATAGAACCTACTCGCAGTGAATCTTCGATGTTTTTAATTAGATTAGAAAGTCAATTAGAAATAAAAAATTCTCTTTATAAACAATTAAGACGTTTAATTTTAGATTGGCGAGATTTAAAATATTCTCAAAAACAATTGGTTGTATCGAAACTGTTGCAACAGATGAGAATAAAGGCCAGGGGTTCAGAATCTTTTGAACATCTAGTGGCAATGAAGCGAGATCGTAAATATAGTGATGCTCCTAAGTCCGATAGAAGTTTAGCAAAAACAGCGGCTGCCACTGCCGCAGGTGCGTATGTCGGCAGCAAAGTTATTCCAAAACTTACAAAAAATAAAATCAGCGGCACAACCGGCGCAGGGATCGGTGCTATAGCTGGCTACTGGGCTAGTGGTCGTAGAAAAAAGGTATAAATAATATAATGTTAATAAAAGATATAATACTCGACGGTGAAGAAACAGACGTAAGTCGAAGAACAAAGCAAGCCGCAGATTTTATTAATGCTGTTAGACAACATGCTAAGGTTGATCCTAGGGTAGTAGCGGACACTATCTCCATATATGTTTCTAATAAAGGGTTAACGGATGTGGACCAAGCATACAGTATTGCCAAAGCACGACACAGCGCACCTAAGTCTAAGGACAAGGACACCAAGAAATCTACTGCTTCTGCAGACATGGATTGGGAGAGACCCGATAATCAAAAACGCAGACGTGGATGGACCGACAAGAGTCACGGACACCTTCGAACAAAAGGCCCAACTGAATTAGATTTAGACAAAGACATCTCAACTAATGCAAAACGTGGCGCTGAACTTGGCAAGCAAGTTGGTACAACAATAGCCAGAATTATGAAAGGGACAGGACCAATAAAACGCGGTTTCGATGTCTAATCTAACAATCTTCGCCGGTCCTGTGCGTACCGGAACAACCTTCCTTCACGATGTATTAGATAAAAAATATTTAATAACTAACTGCCACGTACATATTCTATATACAATACAAGAGATCCAGCGACAGTTAGATAGGGATAAAACTGATCTCTATGATGCGGAAATGGATTTTTTTAGGCAACAGCTTCTGGTCACTATAAAAGAACACTGTTATATATTAAATGCATTCCATGATTCGTTTGTGGGATTTCCTGGTAATGCTAGATTTGACAAATCTAAGTTCGATAATGCTATGCAGAATAAATTGGAATACCTTCACTACATTGTGATGAGGAGCCTTACTGCTATAGATCCAGAACTAATGTTAATGTTCAAACGGTGTAAATCTGACTGTGTGGCATGTGCTACAACACACAATATTATAAAGGATGATAATCATGATGTGTGTTTTCATCCTGGTTTGATAGATGGTAAGTTATTTCCTTTTACTGGCACACACGACTTTTACAATTTTCAAAATAGCATAGAAAAAAATACTACTATAGACAGTGTAATAAAGCAGAATGAAAATCGAACGAATGTGATTTTAGATTCGTTGAATTGTTGCAGTACTTACTATGACAATCTAAATGTAGTTGTGAACCTAAGGGATATTGATGCTATTGTTAGTAGGATCAAGGTTTTGGATACTTATTGTTGTATGCGATATGATAATGTATGGGGCACAGAGCTTGAAAAACGAGTTGTAAGATTACGACGCAGATATCACTCATTTATAGGTATAGAATATTCTGATTTCAAGATAGCTATAGAAAATTTACACAGGGATTCTTGTGACGAATTACCCAACGCATCTTCAAAGTATATTTGGTGGTCAATGCAATATCATATGATGATTTATAAAACTATCTTAGATTTATATAATTCGGATAATCGTCAATTCAAGTTAACATTTTTACAAACAGAAAAAATATCTGATACGGATTATCTTAAAAATAAACTACCAGAACTATATTCTAACCCATTGGAAATCAGTGAAAAACGTAATGCAACTAGATCTAGTCGCCTTACCAAAAGCACAATCGATTACGAAAATCTGCAATTTAACCCAAAGATGTTGTTAAATTACAATTCTTCAAAAACGCAATTATCTGCCCAAAAAGATAAATAAAAGTAACCAACGTATGCTTTAAATTTTAGGCGGTAGTTTAAAGACTACATAAAGTATACATAAACCAGTTTTAGGAGAAACAACATGGCATTAACAAGAGTAGCAGGTGCAGTAGAAGAAGGTCAATTACTTGTCGGTTCTTTAACACACCTTATCGTAGACGAAGTAGACGGTTCTGATGATATCAGCAACTTTGGTTTTACAGCAGGCGCGGCTGATCCAGGCGAGAAAGTACTACAAGCAATCGCTTTGCATGCAACACCAGTAATCATCAACTCTGCAAACGCAAGAGTTATGTACGTTGCAGTTGAAGGTCAACCAAATGTTACAGCTATCCAAGCTTCAGTTGTAAGTGTACTAGGTGCAAACGCAACAGTAACAGCAGGCGACTACATCGTAGCATAAGTTTACTTTTAAAGTAACATTAAAAATCCTCACTATGTGGGGATTTTTTTTGGCTGTCGTTCCTACACAGTATTTTATGTTATTATGATAAATACTACAAAATACGGAGACACACATGAGTTTAAATAGATCGGGAGCAATGGGATCTGTTGAAGTTTTAACAGGAAACATTGAATTTTTTACATTGTTTACAACACTTGATATTACTGTTACTGGAGATTTTTCTAACAACAGTCAAAAAGATTTTGAAAGTGTTGTTCAGGTAATAGGCATGAGAGCTATGCCTGCAGTGATGAATAATCCTGTTTATTTAAATGGGGTAGGACAAAATTTATTAGAGAATTATGGTGCTTCGACATTAACTGGGGCAGGATATATTTTTAAATTTGCCACAGAACAACCAGGTTCGCATACAGTACAGACATTAATTGACGAGTTACATGGCGTAGTTTTAAATGCCGGAACAATTGATACTAAAAACAGTATCAATATGGAATTTACTAAGCAGGATTTATTATAAAATGAAAGAGCAAACAGAAACAAAACCCGTCGAACAGCAGGTGTATGCAAATAAAGACAATTTAGAAGCACATATTATTGCTGATATGTTGAGAATAGAAAGCATTACCACCGAACTAAGAGAGTTCAAAGACGATACTAAACAACGCCTCAACAAGCTAGAGAATTGGTTAGTTGCTATTGTGGGGACAAGTTTTACCACACTAGTTGCGGTGTTAGTAGGTTTATTGATTAACACATTTGGGTCATAATGAAATTAACTGAACTAAGTGAAGACGTATATTTGCTAGAAGCCAGAATGGTTTGGCGAAGAAGTGGCAAAAAAATTAAACGTGCTGTTCGTTGTACCAGCGGCAGAAGAAAAGGCAGAGTAGTTAGTAGTCCTGCACAGTGTTCTGCACCTATCAACATGAAAAAGCGAATGACTTTAAAAAAGACCAAAGCACGTATGGGAAAAAGACTCAGCAGAAAAGCAAATAGAACAAAACGTCTTAACCCTGCTAGTAGAAGATTGAGAAGTCTTAATAAATCCACAAGGCGAAGATAAATGAAATTTAAAGATATCAGAACAATCGAAAGTTTATTAGTTGAATACGGCATGAAGGCAGGGTCAAGTACGCCTACTAGTCAGCAACAAACAGGTACTACAGCTAAAGCAAATGCTGTTAGCAGTCCGACGGTTCAGAAGAATACCCCTAAAACTCAATCAAAAGGAAGTCCCACAGTAACACCAGGATTGGATGTCAAGGAGCCTGAGACAGAGCCTGAAACACCTCAATTTAAAAATGCAAAAGCCAAAGACATGGACGTAGATTCAGAATATCACAATGAAAAAGGGGAAGTGGTAGGCAAAGTAGTAAGCAAAGTAGGCGATAGCCCAAACCCAGATAAGGTCGTGGTGCAAGATCCCAAAGGCGAATATCAATTGGTAGATCCAGATGAAGAAGTACAGATTCTTAATGCTAGTAAATTGTCCAAATTGAGTAAATCTACGTCATCTTCATTCAACTTGAAAAAACAAACAACGCATAAAAAGGACAAGTTACATAAACTCAGAAAGAAAATGGGCAAACTTGTGCGTAAATTTAAGTTACGTGAACAAGGTGAGCCTATCTTTGAAATCAACTTCAATAGCAAAGAGCTTGCAAAAGGTGCACTAAATGCAAACATACAGTGTGGTTTCGAAGCAGAAACTGTGTGGCCTAACTTGGGCGAAGGTGCTGACCCAGACAATACTGATTGGTTAGATGACTTGTACTGGAACCGTGTGAGTGATTTGATTTACGATCAAGAAGGCAGCCGTGCACTGGAGCGTGTAGAAGAAGCATATCGCGAATGGTTACAAGAAGAAATTGTGTACGAATTCGAAAGCGAAGTTGTAGCAGTGTTAGTTGACGAACGCAAAGAAGATGAAGCATACATTGATGACTTTGTAAGCGATAAGATCGACATGGACGAAGTCGAAGAATACAAAACAGAAAAACTAGAGCGATTAGAAATCGACGACATGCAGGACGAGCTGGAAGAATACAGCGATTGGGATATGGATGCATGGGCTCGTGAATACGTCGAAATGGAAAAAGAAGACGAGCTTGTTGAGTGGTTAGAGGAACAGATTCGTGACAATGGCGAAGCATGGGACGATGCGTGGCAACGAGCACAAGACGAATATGACATGGACGACTGGGTTCGCAGAGAACACGGCGGTAGTTGGTGGAGCCTATTAGGCGATCACGACATTTACTTGTACAACGAAGATGCAGAAGGCGGCGGCGTTGATGCAGTTGCCAGCCTGTTAGAAGATTGGGCTAGTAATAACAGTAAGAGCAACGATGTACGCCCAGGCAGCTATCACAGTGGTCAAGGAGTAGACAATGACCATTGGCGTGTAGAAGACGATAGTTCAATTGATGGGGAAGGCGCCAAAGCAGAAATTATTTCACCTGTATACGACAGTCCAGCAGAAATGCTCAAGGAAATGAAGAGCCTGTTTGAATACATGGACAACAATGACGCACAAACAAACAGCACAACTGGATTGCATGTTACAATGAGTTGGATGGATTCGGACTGGGCTAAAACTAACAAACTTAAAATGGCTGTGCTGTTGGGCGACAAGTATGTGTTAAAGCAGTTTGGCAGAGAAGAAAACGGCTATACTAAAAGTCAACAAGAAACTCTGCAACAGTATATAAAAAATCTACAAAACGATATCAAAGACGAAAAAAGCCTTGCTGGTCTCGAAGATATACTGTTAGGCGGTATCAGTGATGGTAAGTTCAGCAGTATCAACTTCAAGAATGATAGGAACGTAGAACAGAATAACTTAATTGAATTCCGTGTTGCGGGAGGTGACGACTATCACTTGATGAGCGACAAAGTGATGAAAGCAGTTATCCGCTATGCCGCAGTTATGCAAGCAGGGCACGACGAGGATGCATATCGCAAAGACTACATCAAAGCACTGTTCAAAATGATTGCAGGCAAAGACACTGTGAGCACTGATGTTGTTAAACGTGCTCAAACAATGGTTGATCCAGCTAGTATCAATGACAAAGTGTTAGCGTCCTTCCAAAGTATTGCTAGCGAAAAACATTATACTGATGCAATTGAAGCACTAAGCAACGCATATATGGAGTTAGCAGATGCAATGTCAGCAAAGAACGCTAACCCTCAACAAGAGTTACAGTTCGAAGACGAAGGCGATGAAGTTGATTGGCGTAGAACAATGATCAAAGCACAGAAGTACTTTGTGCGAGCATTTGCTATGCTAGCAAGCGATGTAGCAAGCGGCGTTAACAGAGCAAAACCCACAGCCACAGTGATTGCATCACTTAGGCAGGCACTAAAAGACTTCAGTTTAACACCCAAAACATTATGGGACGAACTACAACAGTCTGAGTTTGTGAAGAATTTCCCCGGTGAACATCATATTAAAATGGAAAAAATAGCAAACGCTGTAAACAGTCTACTGAAAAAACAAGATGCTAAAGCACCGGAGGCAGCATACACTATTACGGTACCCAAAGGCCATATCTTGATGTTGCCCGAAGAAAAAGCACAAGCACTGTTTGGTGATATTTTTGCTGATAAAAAACCAGACGAAACTGCAACAATAAGCCAAAAAGATTTCAAACTTGTTAACGAGGACCACTACGAAAAAATTAAAAGAGCACGTTATGAAATGGAGTATAACGAGCAATATATTGAACGTGAACAAGAGACGATTGACGGCATGACAGACAGCATTAAGACTCAATCTGACGACCCTCAAAGAGTTAAAGACCTCAAAGATGCTATTAGAATAAGACAAGAAAGGATTGCAGAGTGGCAAGCTGAAAATTCTGAATACAGAATTGACATTGATGCTTTTGTTAAAAAGTATGGATTTGCACCAAAAAGTGCCAGAAACGGCAGCGAACCCATTGGGCCAGACCACAGAATAGTATTCGAAGAAGGCCGAAAGAAGTTGAGTCAACGATTTAATATTAGATTTGATGTACAGGAAAATAAAATGACAGCATTTGATAAGTTTGATAAGTTGCCTTTGTTAGAACAAATAGCACTTTTAGAAAAAATTGACAAGAAAAAAATTGACGAAGCATGGAACAAAAGGAAGACAAATGCAGTACTTCCTACTAGTTCAAGTAAAACAAGTTCTGCAATGAAAAACAGTTCTAATTTAGATTCTTTTACAAAAAAAGTAGATATATTTTCAGATCAGATAAAAAATAAATTTGGATTTAAAACACCGGGCATTCAAAGGAACGATAGATTAGACAGTTTTGAAGTTGTGTTTAAAACAGATGCAAAAGAATTAATGAATCATAGCCGTCCAAAAAAGCCAAATTTGGTATCGTATAAACTTACGATTCTAGATGATTTCTCGAATCCTGATAGTGTGTGGATGACATTAGTACAATATGTAGAACGGTGGAAACGAAGCGCAAGATCTTCAGATACAGAAACCACTCTGCTTGTGAATCAGCAAAAAATCTCATCTGATAACGTAGTCAAAACAATTAGCGACTTTAAGCGTTATCCTGGATTGCTCGAGGCCTGGAGTGCAAAGTACAAGAAAAGTATCGACTGCAATGACCCGAAAGGCTTCAGTCAAAAAGCTCATTGTGCAGGCAAGAAGAAAAACGAAAATGCCACTGGCAAAGAAGAAAACGAGTTTCATAAAAAGTTAGATAAACTTGTTCATAAAACTTTTGGACACAGCAGTGATGAAAAGAGGAAAAAATCCAAAGTTAAAGAAAGCGCAGTTAACAATTTTGATAGATCAAAAATCTTAAATAATTTAATGTCCGATCATTTTCCCGTAGGTGATCTTAAAAAACAAATGTTGGCGTATCAAGCAATACCAGTTCCTGCTATGCTCGACGAGTTTAGGCGCCTTAGAGCAGAGGCGGGCGATGATGCATGTGCTAGAAACATTGTGAGAATGTTTACTGGTGTATTACCAGAACAACAACAAGAAAAACTTGATTTAAATGAATCTAAAATTTTTGAATCTTCCAATAAAGAAGATGCAAAAGAACTGGTACAACTTTCTAGTACGCCTAGTGTGCTTGCTACAGTTGTTAAATATCTGAGAAGTTTAGTTAGTAAGCAAGAACCACAACAAGATGTGCCACAAGATACCACAAATCCTACAGACCCAACAGATGATATATCAGCTGATCAAGCGCAACAAGTGGAAAAAGAGTCTATAATTAAAGAGGATTTGAACACATTAAAACAAGAAGCATTTTCATTGATTGACAAAGTTAAAGATGAAGTAGAACTTAACCAGCTGGTTGCCTTTCTCAGAAAGAATGAAATTTTTGAGTTAGCTCATAGTGCTATTGAAGCTAATATTACTCAAGGTGTTAAGGGCGGCTTGGACAAAAAGTTAGGTCAAATGGTGTTAGACACGCCTGGAACATTTGAGGATAAGGAACAATTCTTACAACAACTGTCAACAGGTAATGGATTCTGGGATGGACAAGACTTGATAACTAATTCAACAGGTAATATCTACGACAAACTGTCTTCCAATTCGATAGCAAAAGAATTGGCGAAACCGTTAGCATTAGAATTGAGAGGACGTATGGGATACGGACCAGATCAAGGCCCTGGGGAATTTTTATTAGCATTTACCGGCAAAGGCGTTGACTTGGCAGAAAAAAGTGATTTGGTATTAATCAGTGGTAAAGGTGTCGAAGTTAAGGCAGAAGGCTGGAGTAAAGACGCTAAAGGAAACACTAAAAAATCTGGCGGTAGATTATATTCAACTAGTGGGTATAATGGCGGCAGTGGAGCAGGCAAAGTTCTCTACAATGCGTTACTCCAGATAGGTGTACCAAAAGATGTATTAGCCACACAATATGGTTGGGGAGTAAAAAGAGATAAGTCTGTCAAATATCCCCCACTTAATTTTAATTCTGTTGGTGTTAAAAATATCAATGAACTATTACAACAATATGGTAAACCAGGTGACTCGGAAAAAATATTGGATTCTATCGCCGAAGGATTTTTCCTATCATTGCCAGCTGGAATGAAAGACAATTTTGTTAAAAAATCTTCAAAAAACAATCAGATCGATTTCGCCGAAGCTATGCATAATTTTGTTGCATTGGGTCATGCATACTATAAGCATCAGGAAGGGCATGATTATATTATGATATTTAATACTGCTACCGGCGATTATGTTATGGTCAATACTGCAGAAGATATGAAAAATTTACTTGATGCCGGAGTTCTTAAAGCGTCCGGCGGCATGGATTTCTTTGATGATAGAAGTAAAGGAACTCCCCAGTTATTAATAGGTAAAATTTAATGCGAGCAACAGATTTTACTAGTTGTCCAAGAACACGAGCAAGTGTTTGCGATTGCAGTGGATTAAACAAAATACAAGAAGCAGACAATGTTGTCAAAGCAGTCGTTCAATTAGAACATGTAGAGGGCGACATCACAGGTGCTATTGTGATGAAACAAGAGCCCGGCAAGCCAACTATAATCAGGGGATTAATCAAAGGACTTACACCAGGCTTGCATGGTTTTCATGTGCATGAGTTTGGTGATCTGAGTAAAGGTTGTGAAAGTGCAGGCGGACACTATAACCCGGACGGTGTTGAACATGGCGATATTGTTGAAGGACATGTAGGCGACTTGGGCAACATAGAAGCAGATGAAGATGGTGTTGCTAGATTTAAAATTGTTGCAAGACGTATTGACCTAAGTGGTGATAGAAGTATTGTTGGCAGAGCAATAGTAATACATGCCGACGAAGATGACTTAGGCAAAGGCGGAGATGAAGAAAGTCTTAAAACAGGTAATGCCGGAGAAAGAGT